TCCTCTTCCCTGCGTAAACTGCCTGTATCGATAATTGAAATTCAAAAAAGTTCTTAATATCATTATACCCTATAGTGAAGTCTGGGTCAAGATCAATTCTTGGCACATAACCACTCAACTTCATTTCCGATATCAACAATCTTATATACTCATCTTTGAGTCTGCCAATCATTGAGTCGTCATGAATTATGCCATCAAGATAAAACCTTTTGATGGTTTTATGATGGTATGAATCATAAGTGTTAGCACTCTTTTTTGACATACCATATTATAACTACTTATCTTCAAAATCTTTATATCTATAATATCCCTTGTCAAAGTCGCACTGAACTAAGAAGTCCCCCATAAAGCCATTACGGTTCTTTCTAAATGCACACTCAATGATATCGCTATTGGTGCCACGGCCTAGTGCAAGTACCCAGTCAGCATCATAAGCAATCTGTCTAGACCACGCTGTTTGACCCAGAGTAGGGACTGTGGATAGGTCATTAACATCATCTGGTGTAGCAGATGAGATAGCAATAATAGGAACTTCTTCACCAATAGCCATAAGTTTAAGTTCTCGTGAAAGGTTCTTCATTCGTACCGTTTCGTTATCTGACTTCTGGTTAGGGGCCATCAACTGAAGGTAGTCAACGATTACAAAGTCTGGCTTGTACTGATCAATCTTTCCACGAAGAACAGATGGATTAATTTCTCCACCTTGATCATTTGAGATAATGTGAAACTCTGGCTTTCCTGCAAGATTCTTTGCATGCCAATCCTTCAACATATCAATTTCGATCTCGCCATTGCTAATCTTTCTGTGTGACCAACGACCCTCACCCATAATTGTAAACACACGATTACGAACTTCGGTCTCAGACATTTCAAGAGAAATAACCATTGGACTCTTACCCTGCTTCCATGCTTGTACAGCAAAGTATAATGCAAGCCAAGACTTTCCTATTCCTGGATAAGCAAGGAACACACCCAACTGTCCTGGCATAATTCCAGAAGGAAGGTAATTGTCAAACCCTGGGAGTCCTGTTTTAATTCCAGACAAGCCTAGCGCTTGCTGCTTCTTAACATTTTCAAAGTATGCGATTGCTGATTCAAGATCTGTAACATCAATATCACGAATAGCAGCAGTGTTCTTTTTTAATTCTGAAGTCTTAGTAATTAATTCGTTAAGTGCACCAGTTCCATTATTGTTTTGAATCTCAGATGCTGCAGATCTAATAATGTCTTTTAGGCTATCTGTTAGATACTCGCCCTGAAGTTCTTCAAGGTGATGCTTTGTCGCACCAATACCTGCTACTGGCTCAAAGTCTCTAAACTTTTCAGTAACCAGTTCTGCTGGGGGGAGGACTGAGTTGTTTTCAAAATATAATCTTACGAAGTTCCATATATCTCCGTGAGTTCTTAGAAGGTTGTCGACATTTGCCTGAAGTAGAACATGGATCTGTTTGTCTTTTAAGACAGCGGTAAGTAGTTTTGCCTCTGTATTATTCACTTAACCACTCCTTTGCCATTCGTCTACGCTCTGCTCTCTCTTCATTGTCTTTAATTTTATCCTTTTGTGCCTGCAATATTTTCTCTGCGTTGTATGCAAAGTAGTTCCACGATGGATTCTCTGCAACTGAAAAGTAATACTCAAGTATATCGTAGCATCCTGGCAGCGTGTATGATTCTACAAGGGCATCTGAAGCCCACTGCTCTACATTTAAGTTTAGGGATGGCTTTGATTCGTACCTTGCGGTATGATACTTGCTGTATCTTGAAAGCAAAGCCATACGGTCTTTGCGTTCTGCCATTATCCTTCAGCAGCCTCCGATTGGGCTTCTAAAATCTTTGCAGTTAGTTTGTCTTCAACAAACTTATATACACGCTCAAAAGATTGATCTACTGTCTCTCCGTTGCGTGAACTATCAACAACGCCAAGATCAAGTCTTAGTGATTGAAAATTTCCTAGATTTAATGTGTATCCAAGCGTTACAGATACCTTTGTTGGTTCATTCGTTACTACATAATTGCTGTCTGACATTTTATACCCTTCGTTAAATAGACTCGTTCCAAATTGGAACAAATCGACCATCTTCAGTTCTTCTATAAGTAAGTATACCATCGCCCATTCTTCGTGTCAACTCTTGCTTGCTGGGCGTAATATCATTTGTAACTAACTTATCTTTTCTTGGTCTACCAATATGGTGTGTAGCAAGTATATCACGAATCTCCCTTACCTGCGATTCTGAGTAATATGATCTTACCTGAAAACCTCTTGCTCCACCTTTTTGAGATCCAGTTGGAAAAGGAATGACTCCTCTTTTCATTAATGATGGCATATATTTTTTATGACGATTAACTAAATCAGCAGTCTGACCAACTGTGTATGCTCGTTCCCTTTTGTTTTTAAACTCACTAATTAGGCAACTTTCAATTTGATCTTTGTTTATGTTGTAAACAGACATGATTCCGTTAGAGTGGTTGTAGTGATGAATTCTAACTAAGTCCCCGTTAAGAAACCAAACTTTTTTGTTTCCTGGTATTACAGGTGACTCATTGTATTTTTCGCTCTCAATTGTTCCCTTTTTAGTAACCATTGACCCTCCTGAGAATTGCTAGGTGGATGAAAAAACTTTCTCTGTCCGCAAAGAATGCAATATAGTTCCAGATTATTTATTTCTGTATACTGTCTATCTATAAACATTCTTCCATTACATTTTGTGCATTTGATCATTAATTTGGTATTCCAATAATCACTAGGTTAATGCCAATGCTTGTGTCTCCTCCAGCATTGAACTTAACTGTACCCTCAACTTTTGAGGTTGAAACACTCTTAAGTGTAACCGTAACATCTTTACCAGCATCTGTATTTCCAACGTTTACTGGTGTTGCAGTTACTACTGGAGCAAACTTAAACTCGCTTGGAAAGTCGTAAGAAAATGTTTGAGATGAGCCAGCCGTCTGGGTTGTACTGGTTGTGACTTGGACATATCCACCAATCACTCTTGCTTCGGATGCCTTGACGCTTTGCTTTCCAGCATTTGGAGTGTCTACTGTTACATATTTATACGTTGATGGAGATATTTGAGTTGACAAATCATTAATAGCCTTAACAATCTGGTAAATATATGTTACGTCTAAAGGTTGTCCTCGCTCTGGTACGGGTAGAATTGCCATATTATAATTATACCAGACTTACGATTCCAGAGTCGTATACCTCTAGGCTTGGTGAAAGTTTTGGAGTTATAGAGGATGCTTGAACTATTACTCTAACCGACTGTGTTCCATTTTTTAAAAAAGAATAATTTTGTGATCCTGTAGATCCTATGTATGCTGGAGTGGCTCCATCGAATCCTGCAAAAACATCATAAACTATCTGTATTGATATTTGTCCAGTAGCCCAGTTCACAATAATACTGTTACCAATAATATTTAAATCTCCTGGACCAATTATGACAGCCTCTGATCCAGTAATAAAAATTTTTGAATATGCCGACTTTCTATTTTTATCTTCTGATATAAGCCTAAATCTAACAACCCTTGAGTTTGATGATGTCACCTTTCCAAGCAAATCTTTTTTGATGATGACATTTTTAATTCCTTTGTCTGCCATTATCCAACATCCAAAGCAAATCTAAACTCAATATAGTTTGTTGTGTTTGCTGACTTTATGATTGGCTTAGACCCTACACTCTTAATCACAGAGTATCCAGTTAAACCATAAAGTGAGTTTGTTGAAGTTATATTTTCAAGTCTTAAACCATCTAGACAAACATAAAATAGATCGGTTGGAGAGCCAGCCTCTGTAACACATGAATAGATTTTTACAGAAGTAGTCTCTCTCCAGTCAAAGTTATCAGTTTTGTTTAAATCTTTAAGGGCCTTTGTAGCAACGATATATCTGTTGGTCGCAAGATTTCTTTTGTCTGTAGAGGTTCCAGCAACATAAGATTGATCATCAATGTTGACTTCAAATCTGGCGTACTCTTGAGTTGCATTTAATCCTGCATGGGAAAACTCTAGCAGAATCTTAACATTGTCTGGAACTGTGTTTGAGTTGGCAACCTTATTAACAACTGAAAACGCAAGACGAAGTTCATCTAGCGGACTGTTCTTAGTAAGATCTACGGTTGTTTCATTAAGGCGAATGTATTTAGAACCAGCGCCTATCTGTATCTTGCCTTCAGAGTTGGTAGTTAATGTAGAATCATTTCCTACAATAGCAATTATATTATTTAAAAACCTACATCTTTCGTGCCTTGCTATTCTATCTGACTGTGTAAATATTCGATTGTCTGCATTTGTTTCAAAAACATTAACTGTCTGATTTATTATTCCATTTTCAGAGTCTCCGTCTAGTGGCTCATATCTTACTGGGATATCTATTGCAGCAGAACCAAACGGCTGATACAGCCAGTTGTCTGTGTCTGCGAAAGAAAATATATTTCTACTGTCAAAAGATCCAGCAACTGGGTTTGACCCAGCAGAGAATACTCCAACCTCTGTAATCTCATATCTTTCTTCTGTTGGTAGTTCTGCGGTTAGGACTACTTTGTCTATACCGTTTTCATTTACGAATCCCCTAGAAATAATAGGTACACGGAACATCTCAAAGTCCAAAGACTTCTTTAGAGAGTAGTCAGCAAACACCCCATCAGAAGCCACTGGAGTGGGACCACAGCCCACAGCAATGTGTGAGGCATATGATTGTGTCTGGCCAACAAGATACTTGGCTAAAAGATTTTTACCTATATTAGTTATCATTAATTACTCCCATCATATATTGTATCACTAAAAACATCTCCGCTGGTCAGTACCTGAACCTCTGCCTGCTCATTTTCTTTAACATTGATTAGGTTAATAACCAAGTCTCCACTTATTGGGTCTATGTATACAGACTTGCAGTTAGGTGTCTTTATCCATTTATTCTTATCTGTTTCGTTTAAATTGTTTGGTGGTGGTGATATATCATATCCAGTTCCGCATGTTGGTAGGTGATCAAATATGGACAAAGATAAAGATTTAAAGTACGAGTCAGAAGACTGAAGCCTTAAAACATTATTTGGGTTGTATTGCAAATATAGATCTGTTAGATTTTTAATTGGAGCATAGACAACCTTTTGTCCATTTACAAGGTCGTGCCTAGATATTGTTGCAAGTTCATATCCACCTATATCTTCAAATATAAGGTCTGTCATTATTTCAATAGACATTGTTTCTTCATCAAAAAGAATTAAGTCTGGAGTTGCAATTTTTACTGACTTATCATCTTCTTTTACTATTGCCTTTGGTAGTGGTGCGGTTGCTGGTACCTCTCCCCCGCCATCAATTTGACTTGCCATTAAACCACCTCGCTTAAAAATAATGTCATGTCTGGTCCATCTGGTCCTCTAGAAAAATCAATATTGTATACAACAAATCTACTGGAAGAACTTGATGCCATGCTGATATCATTTTCTCTGTAGTCTAAACTAACGATATCTCCCAGTTGTATAGTTGGTATGGAAAATATTTTTACTCCAACTGACTTTCTTGGCTTTGTTGTTTTTTCAACCATCCACTTCATTAGACTTGTCGCCTCATCTTGTGACTGAATGTATGGTGTGTCTAAAGCAAAATCTCTTTTTCCGTATGTCATTCTGCTTAGTTTTATATCTTGGTAGTCTTGCTTAAACTTGTATGGGTTTGATATTAACTTATCAGCAACAAATTGTGGATTTGACTCAAGACTATTTTTGTTAAAATATTCGTCAACTGTAAGATTGTTATCAGACTCTTGTGTAAAAGTAATTCCCTGAATTCTTAAATAGTTTCCACTTGTTTCATCTAGGCTAAGAGCGGTGTCAGTTGCATTAAAAATTAAGAACTCTGCTCCGTAAGAACCTGCTCTAAACCCAGAAACCACATATCCCTTTATCTTGTTAAATGTTGGAGAAATCTTTGCAGTTAATGCTGGGTAAGCCTTATCGTATTTAAAATTAAATACTGCTGCTTCTCTCATTATGCTTCCAAACTCTTCAAAATATATATCATACTTTGGTGGCTCAGATGACCCTATGCCAGAAAGATATGTGTTTTGAATTAGTCCGCTTATAGCATATTTTCTAAAAGATTCGTTTGCATCAATTTCTGTATCTCCAAAGACTGAGTTAACTGGTGCACCCAAAGAGAATGAAGTATTCTGAGAATAGTTATTGCACAAAGCATAAACATTTTCGAACATTGCTCTTGAAGATCCTCTTGTAAATAATGCCATATCAGAGTATACTGGAAGTGGATCATTATCATCTACTGTCTTTATTAGTCTTCCATTCATATATAGGTAGAATCTTCTTGTCTTTCCTATGTCTTCGTACTCTACTGCTAAATCATATACCGTTGGATTTTCCTCAGCAAACATTCTTGATTGTCCAGTGAATCTTCCATCATCAACGGTGATTTGTGCCAACCCATCCCAAAGTCCTATTGGTATTGCTTTTCCATTATCAGACTTTACTTTATAAAAGAAAACATTACTAACACTTTCTCTATCTGTTTCTGAAAGATTTCCTATTCCAAGCGCTGCTATTTCAAAGTAGTAGCCAACATTCGTAGTTGGGTTTAGCATTACTGCAATTCCAGCAGATCCTCCAGCAATATTAATATTTTTGTCTGGTGTGGAACCGTTTACAACATAGTAGGTAGAGGACCCATTTGATGTTTGACCACGATCTTCGTTACTTTCTATCTTTCCAACTATCCTCATCCTTGTACCAAAGTGCTTATACTTTTTACCTTGCAAAGATTTGTGAATATATGAAATAAAATTTCTTGGCTTTTCTTTAGTTGTAAAGTTTGGACCAGTTATAGAAAGCGCTGAGGACTGAATTGATCCTGGTAGTTGCTGGGTCTTTGTAGTTATTTCTCCGACAATTGCAGTTGACATAAAGTTTTTAATGATTCCAGTTCTAGATGCTGTTCTTGCTAAAGCATCAGACGATATTGATGCATCAGTTAGTTTTCCAGCAGAGGCAATGGTTGTTGTTAGCGGAACTTCCTTCTTTTCAAATAGGTATTCTGATGACATGTAGCAACCCTTTATATTATCATCAGATTTCCAGTAGTCTGATATTCCAGCAGAATGTTCTACAATTGTTGTTCCAAACTGGCCACGACCATGCTTGACTACTGGACCATTCTGAAGTTTAATAACTCCAGACTGCTCAAAATACTTTGGCTCTGAATAAATTCTTACAAGACCTGTTGGATATATCTTTCCATTAAAAGGAAGTTTTGAGAAGTAGTTTTGATAATCTTCTATAGATGTTATCCACACATTTCCAAATCCAGTTACATTGTACTGAACGGCATCGTACTTAATAATCTCACCTTGCGAATAAAAGTATCCGCTATATCTTGTAATCCAGTATGCTGCTTCTCCAAGACTAAAAGTATTATTAATAACAATGCCATTCTTTACAACTGGAACATCTGCTGTAAGATTAGAGTTAAGTGGTATTGCGCTCAGAACATATGATGACTGGGTATTAACTTCATTATTTATTGATTTTGTATTTTCTGTTCCAGAGACTTCCCACAAAA